TTTGGGTTGGGACAACTGGTTGTTTACTTCTTGAACTAGGGTACGCTCAAGTGCCGCTTCATTACGCATCTCATTAATCAAAATAGCGGTTTGATTGTCGTCGTCATTCTTGGCAAGCTCTGTACGGCTCTTTTGCTCATTATCAGCAGCATTCTTGAGCATCTCCACTTGCTGCTTAAGCTCAGCAATAGCTTGGTCTTGCATCAGCTTGGCTTGCGCAATTTCTGCTTGTGCCTGTTGTGCCTGAGCTTGCATTTGTAGCCCAGCCTGCTTAATACCTTGCTCAAACGAAAGTCGTGCTTGTTCCATCTGCTGTTTGAACTGTACCTCGACTTGGTCAGCTTGGAACTTCATGCCATCAAATTGCTGCTTAGCTTGAAGCTTGACTTGTTCCATTTGTGCTCCAGTCTGATCAGCAGCAGTCTTGCGCTGAATCTCCATTTGCGCGATTTGGATACTAGCTTGTACTTCAGGCGGCATTGGCGGGGGCGGCATCCGCTGCTTAACCTGCTCATTCAAAGCTTGCATCTGCTGCAAAATTGGGCCAAGATACTGCTGCATCGGAGGTAGCACTTGTTGCTGTGCAAACACAAGGGCTTGCTCAGGCGACATCTGACGGCCTTGCATCATTTCAGACTGTATAATCTGCTGCGCCGTTGTACTCACGGCGTTCGACACCAGCATCTGGATGTGCATATTGGTATGCTGCAAGAGCATCATGACAGCTTGCGGAGGCACAAACTCGTTCATCAGCACCCACGGGGCCATTGCTGCGGCCAAATGGCCTTGAATATGCGCTTGATGATCTTGTTCAACAGCAGCCTGCAACGCCATGCCTTGCTGAATAGCAGCCATATTCTCAGCTGCTACATCTGCAGTAACTGGTTTAGGCGGTGCCGGGAGCAGGTTGTCAATATCGTCGATGCGCATTTGCTTCAATGCACGTCGGTAAACTTCGATCTTGTTCCACGGTACTGTCGGGTCAGCCGACATCTGAATCATAGCTTGCGACTGGGCGAAGCGTTGTGACTCAGAGAAGATAGCTGGGTCGGATACGGGAATGACGTCCATTGTTTGCTGGAAGTCTTCCGGTGCTACAATCGGCTCACCCAAGCTCGAAGTGTCTTGGTCGGTCAGGTACACCAAGTCAAGACGGCTGAGAATGGCTAGAGCGCGCTTCTGACTCTCATGCAGCCTTGAGTGCACAGCAGAGTAGATAACACTACCCTGCTCAATCAGCGACATCGTAGTGCCTACTGGCGTGCGATCACCAACACTAGCCAGCTTCTCGTCTGCAGTAGCTACAACACTCTTCGCCAGGCCATAGAGATTGTCAAGCAAACTAGCAAGTACAGGACTTGGTTGGTTGAACGGCATTGGCATCGCAAGCTTGCGAATATCGTCAATACCAGCAGGACCTTCGATCTCACAAACTTGCGTCACGTCAACTGAGGTACTTTGCCCAACAACACGGCCAGACTTCAGCTTGAGCATTGTTGCTGCATTGTTGATATGAGCGGAGTCGAGCAAAGCACGAAGCGCACCAGTCAATGCGGCAGACAGTCCGCCGATGAGGTGCGGTAAACCGATACCGTAGGCGCCACGCCACGGAATGAACTTGAACTCGACAAACCAGTCGAGTTTCTTCATTAGCGTATCTTCTTGGGCCCAGTTGCGATAGACAGCCAGTACTTCCTCAGTGTCCTCATCAATTGTGATGATGTACGGAACCATCTGCCCATCAGACAGTGGGTCATCAGCAAATTCATAATCGACGTAGATCTCGAAAATAGCGCGCAGGCCATCCTCGTTGTAGCCATCATCCTCGCGGCCTTCAATCTTGTTGTTGGCTTCGTCAGACAGTGACATCTCAGGTGTGCTACCTGGGCTTGTCATGAACACGTCACGATACAGACCAGCCTTTACTCGCCGCTGCAGTTCGAACTTGGTAATGAGCTGGCGGTGTGTTACACGCGGGCTTGTATAGAAGCTACTGGCCGAAAAGGGCAACAGAATCTCGTCCACACCAACAAAGGCACAGGCGGGGCGATGTAGGCGTTCATCGTACCAAAACTTAAGGAACTGCGAACCGCCCATAGGTAGTTGGGTCAGGAGTTGCTCAAGCTCAGCACGGTACTCTTCGATTTGAGTGGTGAGCTGCCAGTTCATAAAGCGAACTTTGCGCTCTGCCTTCTCTAGCTTATCGGGAGTATTAGCTCCAACAACAGAGGCCTTAACGGGTCCTTGTGCGGGGAATAGCTCTTTGATAGCACGTGCGGAAAAGTCAACGCAGGCTTCAGCGAGTACCGGGTGGACAACTTTTGACGCGCCTTCAAATTCCGCTCCGCCTGGGGCGTCATCACCGAGACCAGTTCTACGTAGACCTTCTTGGTATTGCTCATCGCGCTTTTTCCTGGACTCTTTGTCTTTCTCAATGAGTTCTACCAACTCATTGGACATAGTTTTCAGCACCGAGCTACTGAGCGTCTCAGCAAGGTTGATGGAGAAGTCTTCACCCGTGTCGACAGGCACCTCTTCAAGACCAGGGATCAGCATGGACCCATCTTCTTGAAGCTCAAAGTCTTCCGGCACTTCACCAATGTTCAAGATGTCCATTTGGAACTCTCAGTCTAATTGATTTATTGTAGCACGCTTAGCGTCACTTGGGAACGACAATTTACTCAGGGATAAACTGCCCATCAGGACCACGTCTAAGCCCCGTGTTGCTGAGGTCCCGAACATCGCTCCACTTAGCACCAAGTGGGTTATTCTTCACGAAGTCCTGGACAAACGGAAGATAGTCATCCTTAGGCTTTGCGTTGCCTTTGCCTTTGATTTGCTGGACTTTGGGTATACCGAGGCCATCTTTTATGATAGGTTTTACCCAATCTGATATATCGCCCATCATTTTACCACTAGTATTCAACTCTTTGATAGCTTTAATTGCCTCATCTTGGTTCATCTTGCCCCTAACAAAGCCTCCAGTAAAGTCACTCATATCAATTAGATTTGGGTCGACTTCAACCGTCACATGCGGTTGGCCCTTAGCGTCACGCAGGGAGAAGATACGACTGCGCCCTTCAACCACGTCAGGACAGTACCCACCCACGCAGTGGCCCATTTGGTCGCCTTCGTACTTGAGCTGTTTCTCTAGTTCCTCATTAACAGAGATTCGTGTGGCGTGCATCTCGTCTTTTACAAATTCATTGAACTTAGTAGGGTTAGTCTGCTCCAACCCAGGAAAGTCCTTCCTGATTTGGTCTTCAGTTATAGCTCTATGCTCATCTGATGATTTGCCTTTTAGCTCAGTCCACTTGAGACCTTTCGGGTTATTCTCAGTGTACTCTCGTATTACCTGTGCTTTATCAGCCAGGCCCTTATTCATCTCGACTTGTTGGTTGGCGCGCCACTTGTTGATGGCATCTACGTGACGTACAGCCTTCTCCATACCCATTTGCTGCATTTGCTCTGGACGCAGTAGAAGGTTCTGCGGAAGTCCACTATCCGGAATAAGCGCATTGCGAAGCTCATCCACTAGGTGGTTAAAGCCAAGATCTTCGCCCAGGTTTTGCCGGTCAGCAATACTATGCACTTGGCTCTCTGGGTCAACTTTCGAAAGCCAGGGGTTAATTTCAAGGGCAGCAGGCTCGCCTTGTAGTGGTCCTGCTTTGTGCGCAAAAATGGAGTTGTCTGTCACGCCTTCCCACATCTTAGCAGTATTGCTTTGACCCATGTACTTCCATATATCGTCTTCGTCACGACCCAAGTGGCGACCCATCATGCGCTCGTTGAAGTTCAATTGATCCGGCGCCACATGCAGAATATCTTGCTCTGCCAAAGCACGTACAGGATCGCCTGGTGTAGCCATGTCTCGCTTAATGTACTTGGAAAGCGGACCTTCGATCCAGTTATACAGTGCTTGCCCGGTACCATCATTTCTAATAGCAGGATTGATGGCTTGTAACTGCGCTAGGCGCTCCGGACGAACCTCGCCCAGTCGTTCTAGTAGCGGGTCAATAGCATCCTCGACGCTACGGCCGAGCCAATTACCACCTTTGGCCTTAATAACCCCTGCCAAAGCACCGAGCGGGCCAGGTGTCATGAAGTCGGCGCCTGACTCTGGGCGACCAAGTTGCTCTTCAAAGCCTTCTCGCCACCGCGGCGCTGTCATAGCGGCAAAGTCAGCAGGCGAGGACGCTAGGTCACTTAGCTGACGTTTGGCGACCCTGCGCTTGTTTTCAAGGAAGGCGTTAAGTCCGCCCAGTAGTCCATTAGCCATAATAGCGTGCCTCAAAGTTATAAGCCACAAGTCCACTCTCACGCTTGTGTTCTACTGGGTTTGTTGCCAGAGCTCGCTTATTCATGAGCCAGCGCGGCCACCCACCAATGCGTACGCCAGCATGCAAAGCAAATCGTTGGGTAGCTCTAACACCGGACCACTCCATGGCTTTCATGAAGAGCGCGTCAGTTTGCTCTCGGTCGTAGATTTGTACAGTGAACAAGTAGTCATGCAGGATGGCGGCGGAGCGATGCTTTCCATTGACCGAGAACAACCAACGCAGCCACCACGGAATAGAGGCAAGGTCGGTGAGAAACCCGGCTGGAATGATAATGGTCTCAGTGTCAGTCTTCCAAATCAGAGACTCTACGAGTACCCACTCATCATCGTTTAGCGTAGGACGCAGTGTCGGCCAGTCTAAAAACATCAGTATCCCCTAAATTGTGCAAGACCACCAAGAGCATATCGTCGAGTTTTAGAAAGGTCAATGGCGTACGGGGAACCACCCACCTCTGGAGTAACAATGTGCGGAAATTTACGAGTCAGCGGCTTGTCGTACTCTGCATGTCTTAAAAACCTAGTGAGTTGTGGTATATCACCACCATACAGATTCCATAGTGCCATATTCCTATGACGGCCCTCGTGGTCCTTTACTGCCCAGCTCATATCACCTTCTTCAATGCCTAAAAATGGTACTTCATCAAATCCTTCAAATGGTACTTTGCGTTGCCTGTCCAAGTATTCTGGCGTGAAGACACCTTTACTAGGTTCGCTCCATTGCCCACGTTCTAGTAGATCAGTGTAATGTGCTACTGAGCCCTTGGTAACATTGTCTAATGCGCCGATTGGATAAGCTAGTTCTAAGAAATTATCCGGCATAACACCACGTAGCTGCGCTTGTGAGCTTAGCGCCTCACTGACTGCATCTGGGCTATACACTTCAGCCGTGTATGGCATATCTCTAACAATATTCTCAGCACGCTCCGCGTCTTCAGGGCGTACACGGTTCAATACTTGATCCAGCCATTTCTTTACTTCAGGCGAGCCCATTCTGAGCAACTTGGCGATCGGAGCGGCATCGGCGTCAACACCGTACCCACCGAGCATGGCGCTTAGCCCTCCGAGCTTGGCGGCTTTGCCGAACGGGCCAAACAATGCCATAGCACCGGCTTCAGCTGGGCTCGTCGGGAGGATCCACTCGCTTACAGACCTGAGCTCATTGACGCCTGCTTGACGCTCAAGTGGGCTAGCTCTGCGGCCGCTCATCATACGTTGGAACGTGATTTCGTCCATTATCTCAGCTCGCGTAGGGGTTCTTACGACCAGAATACACCTCGGCGGTGTCGTCCTCTTCCTTTTCTTCCTCAACACCCGGCGCTACGATCCACCCTGAAATGTGGAGGTAAGTCAGTGCCTGGGTGTAGGTGTCGTGCATGTCATCGTGCGGCGCGGTCGGGAACGTAGTAACCTGGGTCACAAACGGGATAGCCCATGACACGAACTTGCCAGCAACCTTCTTAGACTCTGGGATATAGACAACGTAGGTCTCATGAATCGGGGCCACGGCATGGGTCCGTTGCTTCTTCGAAGCCTTACCGGGGTTGTACGGCACGACGGGAATACCGGCCACCCGCATGTCTTGTATAATGGACTGACCCGACGCCTTCTTTTCCATCAAGATGGTGTTAGCCTTAACCCTGTTGTCCCCGTACGTGGCACCCCACTCGTCAACCACCCTTTCCTTCAGTTTCGGGTACTCAAGGGGCTCGTTAACCACGTCCAGCAGCATGACACAGTTACGCCCCTTGTAGGCAAACACGCCGTACGCTGTCATGGCACTCGGGTCATTCAGTGTCTTATCCTCTGAGTACGCGGTGTCCCACGACTGCAGTACGAACATAAACTCGGGCAGCTCCCGGCTGGCAGGCCACATCTGGAAGAACTCTTCCTTCAAGATACCACCACCCTCAGGCGCCGGGCGCTGCTGGAGTTGTCCCGCAGTACCGTAGGTGCCGAGTTTCAACTTCAGGGCAGCCACCTCAGTACTGCCAAAGTGCTCAGGCCAAAGCAGTTCACCCTCGTCCTTACGCGGGTCTACCCATCCAAGTGACGTCACGCATCTCCGCTTAGTTTCGAACTCGGCGGGCAGCATCAGGTGTTCCCACCCGCCTTCGGCTAGGCACTGCCCAGTAGTGTCCTGGTCATGAAGTCGCTGCATGACGACGATCTTAATCCCTGTTTTAGGGTTATTAAGACGAGTTGACATGGCCTGTGACCACCATGTCTGGGTATTCTCTAGCACTGTCTCAGATGTTGCCTCCAAGGCATTCAACGGGTCATCAACCACGATAATGTCGCCACCGTGACCAGTCGTCGAGGCGCCGACCGACGTCGCCATACGGTAACCAGTCTTGTCATTCTCGTAGAACATCTTAGAGTTCTGGTCGCCAATAAGCTTGAATCGACTACCCCAACGTTCTTGGAACCACACAGACTGTATCAAACGACGGCACTTCAGCGAATCTCGCACTGATAGGCTGGCAGCGTAGCTGGCAAACAGGAACCGCTCCTCGGGGTCAGCAATCCAGGTAAACACTGGGAAGAAACACGCCGCCAACAAGCTTTTGGAGTGGCGGGGAGGAATGTTAATAATGAGCTGACGAATCTCGCGGGCAAGACAGGCCTCCAAGTGCTCGGCGATGGCGTGGATGTGCCAACCGTCGTGGTACTCGGCCCCGGGTTCTAAGACACCCCAGCCATGCTTAATGAACCCAGCTAGTGAGCGCTCGGCCTCTCGGGTGTCGCGCTCCCTTCGCAGGGCATCAAACATAATACTCGGGCTCAACGGCATTCCCATTACTT